CCGAAACTGTTTTACTTCCTGCTGCTGATCATGGATGGTGGGCAGATTATGGTCTTCGCAGTTCAGGATCTGATTCTGTTCTTCCTGTCGTGGGAGTTGGAACTTGTTCCTGTTTACCTGATGCTTGCTATCTACGGTGGTAAGAAACGTCAGTATGCTGCGACAAAGTTCATTATCTATACGGCAGGTAGTTCTTTGTTCATCCTCCTTGCAGGACTTGCTATGGGGTTCTGGGCAGGTGGTCCTCCCAACTTTGAGTACACCTACCTTGCACAACAGGGTTTCCCTAAGAACTTCCAACTGTGGTGTTATGCTGCATTCTTGATTTCATTCGGTGTCAAACTACCAATCGTGCCTTTGCATACTTGGTTGCCTGATGCACACGGTGAAGCAACTGCACCAGTCCATATGTTGCTTGCAGGTATTCTTCTCAAGATGGGTGGATATGCACTTCTGCGATTCAACTGTCAACTTCTCCCTGAAGCACACGCAGTCTTCGCACCTTTACTTATTGTCCTTGGTGTAGTGAATATCATCTATGCCGCATTGACATCATTTGCACAGAGGAATCTCAAACGGAAGATCGCATATAGTTCGATCAGTCACATGGGATTTGTACTCATTGGTATCGGAAGTTATAGTGCTCTCGGAACCACTGGTGCAATGCTTCAGATGGTTAGTCATGGTTTGATTGGTGCATCTCTATTCTTCCTGGTGGGTGCAACATATGACAGGACTCATACTCTTCAACTGGATGAGATGGGTGGTGTAGGTAAACGGATGAAAGTCATGTTTGGTCTTTGGGTTGCATGTTCGATGGCTTCACTGGCACTTCCTGGTATGAGTGGATTTGCAAGTGAATTGATGGTCTTCACTGGATTTGCAACAGATACCATGTACTCTGTACCATTCAGAGTTGTTATCTGTGTTCTTGCTGGTATCGGTGTGATCTTGACTCCGATCTATCTTCTGTCTATGTTGCGGGAGATCTTCTTTGGTCAAGAGAATAAAGAACTGGTTGATCATGCAAATCTTGTTGATGCAGAACCCCGTGAAGTGTATGTGATTAGTGCTCTATTGGTTCCGATTATTGCAATCGGATTGTATCCAAAGATCATGACTGATACTTTTCAAAGTTCGATTGACGCATTGGTTGTGAGAGATACTGCACCGTTAGTAAGACCTCACATTGTGAGAACTTTTACACCACCAACTGTCTAAATAAAACTGAATATCGTCGTCGCAGACGGAGAGGTAACTGGCAAAAACCAGTTGACACCTCTCTTTTTTATTGGTAAAATTAGTATGATGAAATTGAATCAATGGCAGTAAAACTACTACTTCTTAAGTCTGGGGAAATGCTAATCTCTGATGTAACAGAGTTGGTGAAGAAAAGACAAACAACACCATACGGATATGTTTTAGATTTGCCCCATACTGTAACTACTAATCCTAAAGATAGTACAAACCAAGAAATTAATATTGTCTTTAGTCCTTGGATTATGATTAGTAAAGAAACAAAAATGACTATTCCTAATGATTGGGTTGTTACTATTGTAGATCCTATGGACGACATCGGTAACATGTATGTTGATGATATGGAAAAAGTTAAATCAAAAGTAGAAAATACGGAGGATGAAAATGTCAGTTAAACTTGTTATTCTAAAAACTGGTGAGCAAATTGTTGCAGATGTAAAAGAGTTAGTTTCTTCACCGAATGAAGAAGAAGCAACTCTTCATGCATATTTGCTTAGTAATGCATTTAAAATTGAATATAATAAACCAATTCTTTTGAGTGAACAACAAAACCCAGAAGCAGATGGTGAAGTTCGGATTACACTTTCACCGTGGCTCATTCTTTCTAATGACAAAATGATTCCAGTCAGAGCAGATTGTGTTATGACTATTATAGATCCAATTAAATCAGTTGTAGAACTTTACGAGGAGAGAACAAATGAAGAAAGTGATCAAGTGTCTTTTACTGAAGAATAATCAAGTAATTGTTTCTGAAGTAGTAGAAGTAGAAGCAACTCTTGGAGATGCAAATTGCAAACTCATTAACCCATGTCTTTTAAATGGAGATGATTTGGTCGATTGGTTAACTTTTACCGATCAGAATGAAATAATGGTAAGGTCTGATGACATGCTTACTGTTGTTGATCCAACGTCAGAAATCCTAGAAAAATATGAAAGTCTTAAGTATTGACTTAGATTATATAATGAAGCCGTCTATTGAATTATATAACGGCAATTGTTTTTATAGAAATGCTTCTTTACGATGGCATGAATTATTCAATAATACTGACTTTAAAGAATCTCATTTTATAATAGATCAATCTAATCTATTATTTTGCTTTGATGTCTATATGAAGGCATTGATGAATTGTGATAGTGTTGATTTTGGATATGATCATGATTCTATACTTTTTAAGTTACAGGATTGTGATAGTATTGATTTAATTAATATTGATCATCATGATGATATTTTTGGTGGTGATTATACTCGTGACAAAGATCTTGAAAATCCATATCAGGTAGAGTACGATCAAATAATACATTTCAATCGTGTTCATGAAGGAAATTGGGGTGCTTGGTTACAGAGTAAAGATAAATTGAATTCTTTTACGTGGATAGGAAATGAGAATAGTAAAAATAAAATTAGAAATGAAATAAACAAATCTTTAATTCAAAATTATTCAAACGTTGAAAAAACCAATTATACGTTTGATGATTATAATTTTGATCATATTTTTGTTTGCCTTTCTCCCCAATACACTCCTAAGCAGCACTGGCATTACTTTTCAATGTTTATCACTGCATTCGAGACAATGAAGGGAAGAGATGCTATAATACATACAGACAAATACGAAACCACAGTCCGACATCAATTAGTACATAATGAGATTTTACACCAACGTTCAAATGGTCGGTGACCACTTCCTGGTTCGTGGTTATGAAGATGGGAAGCATTTTGCAACCCGTGAAAAGTTCAATCCTACTCTTTTCGTCCCCTCTAAGAGAGAAACATCATATCGAACTCTTGATGGTGAATATGTTGAATCTGTTCGACCTGGTACAGTAAGAGAGTGTCGTGAGTTCATCAAAAAATACGATGGGGTAGAAGGTTTTAGGATCTACGGAAACGAAAGGTATATCTATCAGTATATTTCTGAAAAGTATAGACAAGAAGAAATTAAGTTTGATATTAGTAAAATCAAACTGACTACAATTGACATTGAGGTTAAGTCTGAGAATGGATTCCCAGATGTAGAATCTGCTGCAGAAGAAGTTCTTCTTATTACAATTCAGGATTACTCTACTAAAGAGATTATTACTTGGGGTCAAGGACCATTTAAATTGAAGCAGGGTAATCATTACTATAAGCAGTTCAATAACGAATATGATCTTCTCAATGATTTTATCAATTGGTGGATGATTGAAGAGAATACCCCAGAAGTTCTTACTGGTTGGAACAGTAAGCTTTATGATATTCCATATCTTGTTCGACGTATTGATCGTGTTCTTGGTGAAAAGTTGATGAAACGACTTTCACCATGGGGTCTTGTGACTGAGCAAGAGTTTTTTGTCAATGGTCGAAAGCAGATTTCATATGATGTTGGTGGTATCTCTCAGTTAGACTATCTTGATCTTTATAAGAAGTTTACTTATAAAGCACAAGAATCATATCGACTTGACTATATTGCTGGTGTTGAACTTGGGCAAAAGAAACTTGATCACTCTGAGTTTGATACTTTTAAGGATTTCTATACAAACGGGTGGCAGAAGTTTGTAGAATACAATATAATTGACGTGGAACTTGTTGACCGCATGGAAGACAAGATGAAACTCATTGAACTTGCACTCACCATGGCATATGACGCTAAGGTGAATTATGAAGATGTGTTTTATCAAGTACGCATGTGGGATACCATCATTTATAATTATTTGAAGAAGAGGGATATTGTTATTCCTCCTAAGGCAAGGTCCGATAAAAACGAAAAGTACGCAGGTGCTTATGTCAAGGAACCGATTCCAGGAAAGTATGATTGGGTGGTTAGTTTTG